GGCTTCGACCATCTCAACGACTGCCTAGGCTATTGGCTGCATCGCGACTTCTCCATGCTGCACAAGCAGGCAGGTCGCGGCACAGGAATACGTTTGTACTGAACACCATGAAAGCAGCCACCAGCGACACACTCGGCCCGCAGATCGCCGCAGCGCTTGGCCTCCCAACCCACAACCTTGTCGGCTTCACATTGCGATTCCAAGGACACGAGGCGGTCCGCTGTGATGCGGAGTATTTGGTCGATGATCATGCGGCCACTGGCATCACGCAGCTGATCGGCAAGAGTTACATCGTGATGGAGCGGACGGAGCGAGAACTGGCACGCGACACAGCTGAGCAAGGCCAGGATCCTGCATAATGACACCAGTCACCACCACCCACCGATGACTAGACAACAGCAACTGGCCGCATTGGCCGCGCAGCTCCACGAGCTGACCACCGAAGATGAGCGGGAGGACTACCCGTTCTTCGATCACCTGCAGGATCTGATCAATGACATGGAGGAAGGCGAATGAGCCTTCCCCGTCTTATCGGGCTTTACAGCCCCGCTCCTGGCTGCGGCAAGACAACCGTGGCCAACCTGCTCATCGAGCACGAGCGTGTGTCATTTGCAGCGCCGCTTAAGTGTACTGTGTCCAACATGCTCAACGAACTCGGTCTTCCAGGCTTTCATTACGTCTACGCAGACAAGGAAGCCATCATCCCTGGGATTAGCGTATCGGCACGTCACATGATGCAAACGCTCGGCACAGAATGGGGGCGAGCTTGCATCCACCCAGATTTCTGGGTGATGATCGCCCGTGCTGAAACGCAGCGGACCATGGCTGATGGCAGATCCGTCGTGCTTGATGACGTGCGGTTCCCGAACGAAGCCGCAATGATCCGCGACCTCGGCGGTGAGCTGTGGCGCATCGAACGGCCTGGTGTCACCTACAGCGGCGACCACAGCAGCGAGGGCGGACTGGAAGACATCACCACCGATCGGGTGATCGCCAACGATGGAACTATTGCACAACTCAAGGAGAAGATTTATGGCTGATCAGCAGCATCGCGCAACAGATGGCGAGTGGGCTTCCGTCAAAGCCCGAGCCTCTGGCGGGGTGGCCTACTCCACCATCCTCGAACTGCTCCACAGGATCGAGGCGTTGGAGGCTCCCCAAAGCGGCAGCATCGACCTGTCGCATCTGAGCGACGCTGAGCGGGAGAAAATACTCAAGCTGCTCGCCAATCCTGGCAGGTTTGAAGTGCTGGAGATTGCCCAGCCTGCCAAGCCCAACCATCCGGAAATTCCGGATAGTTCGCTGGTGGAGCGGGTGGCTGCAGCGATACATCCCAACGTCTGCGCTGACCCTAACCTCTATCTACATGAAGCCCGCGCTGCCATCCGCGCTGTAGCGGATTGGTTGTTGAAGAACTATGGCGGACAGACTGCAACCACTGACCTACTGGAACAGGAGGCCGAACGATGAGCAACGAATCCAAACTCCTGACACTGCTCGCCGAGCAGATTGAGCACTGCAAAGCGCAGGATTTCACTGACGCTGAAATAGCTCAGGCTGTAATTGATAGCACTGCTGATTGGTTTGAAGACACTTTGAGCCTAATCGGCATGTCGCCTGCAATGATCCCTAATTTGCTGCGGTGGCAAGCACACCAACACGAATACCTCCAATGAAAGAATCACAACGCACAAGTCGCTTTGTCGAGCTGCGCGATCATGACCACCTAGCGAAGATTGACTCGTTCCTGGAAGTCACCGAATGGAGCAACAGCGAAGGGTTTGACCTGCATCTCAGTCGCGGTGAGCAGTCGATCAACCTGAGCTGGGGCGAGTGGTCAGCATTGCTCGCTGCGCTTGGGGACTGGATTGACCAGCACCAGCCGGAGTCAGTGTGTCCGCACATCATCTCCACCGACGATGGCACCAGCTACTGCAAACTGGCGGAATCCACAGCTGAGCTGCTCGCAAAGCTGCGCGGGCAAAGCTAAACTGAGCGAGCCATTTGTAACGGTCAGGCATCCCAGTCGGCAGCTGGGTGATCAACCTGGGCAAGGCGCGCGAGCCTCTAGGATTCCTGCTACTCACCAACCAGGGCTCAGGCCCTGGTTTTTTTGTGGCTTTAGACTGCAGTCAACGCAGCGCAGCAGATGTACTCCGGCTTCCGCCACTACAACCGGCCAATCGCCAAACGCGCAGTCACCAAAGTTGACGACCCATGCGCGGCTTGGCACGCGATGGAGGAGCACTGGATCCTGATCGAAGACCTCGCCAAAGGCACCGTTGCGATGCGCAAGAGGCATCGCACCTATCTTCCGCAGGAGCCAAGAGAACAAGATTCCAGTTATGACAATCGCCTCGCCCGCTCAACCTGCCCGCCGTATCTTGTTCGCATCGAACGGATGCTGGCCGGGATGTTGACACGCAAACCGGTCAGGCTCAATGACACCGGCGACACGATCCGCGAGCAGCTGTTTGACGTTGATCTGCAGGGCAATGATTTGAACTGCTGGGTATTTGAAGCCGCTCGCACGATGATTCGTTACGGGCACGTCGGCGTGTTGGTTGATGCACCGCAAGACGGCGGTCGGCCGTACTGGATTGCGTATTCACCCAGAGACATCCTCGGCTGGCGCACCGAACTCGAAGATGGCACGCAGAAGCTAACGCAGCTGCGGTTGCGGGAAGTGATCACTGAACCCGATGGTGATTACGGCGAGAAAGCAGTCGAACAAGTGCGGGTGCTGACGCCCGGTGCGTATGAGCTGCATCGCAAAGATGATGACACCGGTGATTTCAAGCTCCACGACGAAGGCACGACAACGCTTGATCGGATCCCGTTCTCGGTTGCCTATTCCGATCGTGTTGGTTGCATGGAATCGCGGCCACCGCTGCAGGACATTGCAGAACTGAACCTGAAGACCTATCAGATCCAGTCGGACCTCGACAATCAGCTGCACATCTCAGCGGTGCCGATGCTGGCGTTTTATGGCTTCCCATCCAGCGCTGAGGAGGTATCAGCCGGGCCGGGTGAAGCAATCGCATTTCCGGCTGAAGGTCGTGCGGAGTACATCGAACCCGGCGGTCGGAGTTTTGATTACCAGTTCAAGAGACTCGATCAGCTTGCATCGCAGATCAATGAACTAGGCCTTGCGGCAGTGCTCGGCCAGAAGTTATCAGCTGAAACCGCTGAGGCAAAACGTATCGATCGCAGCCAAGGTGACAGCACGATGATGGTGATCGCCCAAAATGTGCAGGACATGATCGACAACTGCCTGCAGTTTCATGCTGAGTTTCTCAGCACACCAGAACAGGCTGGTAGTTGTTACGTGAACCGCGATTTCCTTGGCACCAGGCTGGAGCCGCAGGATGTGTTGGCGTTGCTGCAGGTTTACACCGCAGGCACCATCACGCAAGAAACATTCCTGACCCGACTGTCTGAAGGTGAAGTGCTTGGTGATGACTTTGACATCGAAGCAGAACTTGAAGCAACGCAACCATGATCAACGCATTGCTATGGGCGGCATCGTGGTTCATCCCAACGGATGAACAACAACCCATGGGATCAGTGACGGTGTATTGCCATAACCTGCCTGAGGAAGTGTTTGCCATATTGCGCGCATCATGGGACAACAAAGTCGAGGAGGTTACTGTTTATGAATCCGAAACTGCTTACGATGACTTTAATGAGATGCTTGTCTGCGCATTGGAAGAAGGTGCAGAGATTGACATCCAAACGCAATACCACCCAAGCGATATTGGTATCCATGTAGAGCAGTGACGATCCCGCCGAATGTTGATGCGATCTTTCGTAATGCGATCGATCTAAACCAATACAGCAACAGCGTTGCTAGGCGCATCATCAACATTTACAACGACATCATCATTGATGCAGTGAACCAGCTGCAAACGATCGATGAAGCAAGAGCACCGGTCAAAGCCGCGCGGTTGCGTGCAATCCTTGCGCAGCTGAAAGAAAGCCTTGCGACCTGGGCGGGTGATGCAACGGAGATCACCGCATTGGAGCTGCAGGGGTTAGCTGAGCTGCAATCTGAGTTTGTGGAGGAGCAGCTACGGCTGGCATTACCTGAAGGCGCACGCAACATGGTCCGCACCGTTGAGATCAGCCCGCAGTTTGCGCAGTCGGTTGTAACCACTGACCCAACGCAGATCAATGTCGTAGCGCTGAGTGATGACCTATTCGCTGCAGTTGAAGGCGCACCGCAAACCTTCAGCCTGACTGCACCTAAGGGCGCAATGATCACATTGCCGAATGGCCGCGTTGTGGAGAAGTCATTTCGTGGCCTAGCGGAATCGCAAGCGGAACGTTTCAGCAGCAGCGTCCGGCAAGCGCTGCTGACAGGTGAGACAACGCAGGAGCTATCACGCAAACTGCGTGGCACGTTGGAGTTTGGCGAGGAAGCGAAGACAATCAAACAGCTTGCATTGTCAGGCGGTGAAGCAACCAAAATGGCAGGCCACCAAGTAACTAGCATTGTCCGCACAAGCATCAATCAAGTGGCAAATGCTGCCAGCCAACAGGTGTATGAAGCGAATCGAGACATCACCAAAAAGTACAGATACGTCGCAACACTTGACAGCCGCACGACTGCAATCTGCCGCGCTTTAGATGGCCGTGAGTTTGAATATGGCAAAGGTCCAACACCGCCTCAGCATTTTTCATGCCGCTCAACGACAGTCCCCGTCATTGATTACGAAGGCCTTGGATTTGATCCGCCGCGGCCCGGTAAACGTGCAGCCAAAGGCGGAATGGTTGATTCTGATACCAGTTACGGCCAGTGGTTGCTGCAGCAAGGCAAAAAACGTCAAGAGGAAGTGCTCGGCAGCAAAGCGCCATATTTCAGGATGCTGGCCCGTAAACACGGCGCCCGTGATGCGATGGCAAAACTAGTACGAGAGGATGGCCGGGAGCTAACATTGGATCAGCTGCGGAGACGTTACGGTGCCACTCCGAAAGGGTAAATCTCAGCTAACGATTTCGCAAAACATCCGTAAGCTAATCAAAGAAGGCTACAGCCGGCAGCAGGCGGCTGCTATTGCTTACTCACAGGCCGGGATGGCAAGCAAACGCAAACCTGCAAAACGCCGACGGTAGACTGTCGGTAGCTGCTATTGCGTCATGCCTGGTTACATGAAAGGCCCGAAGAAGCCGCAGAAACCTATGGGTAAAAAGGGAGGCAAAAAGAAATGAAACGCGGCGATCGGGTGAGCTGGACCTATCAAGGCAAACGCACCTATGGCACTGTGACCAGTATCGGCGGCAAACGCGCAACGATCAAGTCACCGACAGGCGGCACCGTAACGCGAGTCGGCAGCGATGATGACCCGATCGTGCGGATCAAATCTGAATCCACCGGGAATGCTGTGATCAAAACCAGATCGCAGCTGCGGCCAGCGCCGAGGAAGGGCCGATGATCGACTATCGCGGTGAGCGGTTCGCTGGCTACAACAAACCCAAGCGAACACCGAAGCATCCGACCAAATCCCATGCGGTGCTTGCCAAGGAAGGCGACACCGTAAAACTGATCCGGTTCGGGCAGCAAGGCGTCAGCGGCAGCCCACCACGCAAAGATGAATCCAAGGCTGATGCAGCCAGGCGGCGTGCATTCAAGGCTAGGCACGCAGCAAACATCCGCAAGGGGAAGATGTCAGCAGCTTTCTGGGCAGATCGCGCAAAATGGTGACCATTATTGTTAGCATGGATTGCACTTAACCCTGCGGGTTATCAATGTCTGAAGAAAACACACAGCCCACTACAGAGCAGCCTGCGGCTCCTGTAGCAACGCCGCCCACACCGCCA